TATATAACAAGCATCATAAAAAGGATACAACATGGCAGATTTTCCACTCTCACCGGGAATTGTTACGAATGAAATTGACAATTCGATTCGTCAAACAACCGTTTCACAAGGTAGTGTAGGTGGAGTCATTGGTCGCTTTACTTGGGGACCTGCAATGATTCCAACTTTAGTATCAAATGAAACAGAATTAGCCTTGGAATTTGGAAAACCAACAAATGATAACTACGTTGAATGGTTTAATGGCAAAAACTTCTTAGAGTATGGAGAAACCTTAAATGTTGTAAGGTTAGTTGACAACAGCACCGCTAAAAATGCTACATTTTCAGGAAGTCCAGTATTGGTATTCAATGATGAAGATTACTACGATAAACTTCTCATTAGCGAAGGTGGTTTAAATGATGGCAGCGGCAGTGGTATTATTTTTGGTAGTACAAATTCATATGGTTCTTGGATTGCACGTTATCCAGGAACATTAGGAAACACTCTCAAAGTAGACATGTGTTTTGCTACAGAACGAGAGCATACAGTAGGATTGGCAGATGCCAATACAGCAAATGTAAATATGATTGAATTTACACCAGGTGTTGGTGGTAAATATGATGTAAAATTTGCTCACAATGATGGTCTAGGTACAAACACATATTTCAATTTTATGGACACAGCAACAGGTTATTTTGAAGAAGACCTGAGTGTTGTTTCTGAGCAAAAAGTAGTTTCTTTCACTGTTGGTACAGATGAATACAATTTACTTATAGACAGTATTGACACAGGAAACAAATCAGTATCTGCTTTCGTAAATGTTGGAACAACTACAGCACCATCTGCAATGGTGCACCTGAATGCTTCTTTCTTGACAGAAGTTACTGTGAAAGAACGCTCAAAGTTTAGAGAATTTTCATATGGAGCAAGAAGAAATTCACCAAACAATTTAATGGGTATGGTATATTTTACCAATAATACTAATCTTTTAAATGGTGTAGGAACTGCATTTACTAAACAAGTATCTGTTGGAGATCATGTTACCGTAAGTGGTCAAACACTTAGAGTTTCAAAAGTTAATAGTGACACACAACTTACGTTACATGCAAATTTAATTGGAGAAGTTTTAGTTGGTGCGCCAGTTGCATGGTACCGCTCATGGAAATATGCAGAATTATTTAATGGCGAACCTGCAACTTCAAATAATATTCGTGCATTGAATGATGACCCAAATGGAAACTACAATGATCAGTTACATATCGTAGTAGTAGATAATCAAGGTTTGATTACTGGGAATATGGGTGAAGTGCTAGAGACATATGCATTTTTATCATTGGCAAATGATGGCAAAGATGACTATGGAGTACCAACATATTATGTAACAAGAGTGAATACAAATTCAGATTGGGTACGTTGGGCAAATCATGCTCTGAATAGCACAGTATATACAAGCAATTGGGGAGGACCTTCTCTTGGTACTGTATTTGTACCATACAATGTAACACTCGGTTCATCTGGTTCAGATGCAAGCGTATCTGCGTTTAGTGCAGGAACAAATGGTAGCTCAGTAGGTAATGATGACTTGACTGCAGCTATTGAATTGTTTAGAGCAAAAGAATCATATGACCTAGATTTCTTCATAACTGGATGGACATATGATAGTGCAAATCCATTGAATTATCATCTTGCAATTTCTAAAATGATTCAAGTTGCTGAAGATAGAAAGGATTGTGTAGTTTGTGTTTCTCCCGAATATGGTGCAGTTGCAAGAGGTGTTACAAATCCACAAGATATAACTGATAACTTGATTCAGTGGAGAAATGCGGTATATAGTAGTTCTTATGGAATTATGGATGGAAACTTTAAATATCAATATGACGGTTATGCTGATACATACAGATGGTTGCCGTTATCTGGAGACATTGCTGGCTTGATGGCACAGACTGATGCTAATTTTCAACCTTGGTATTCTCCTGCTGGAACTGCAAGAGGAGCAATTAAGAACGTTGTAAAATTAGCATACAATCCTTCAGAAAAACAACGTGATGATTTATATGTCAATCAAATTAATCCAGTTGTAACATTCCGAGGAGAAGGAACTATTCTTTATGGTGATAAGACATTACAAAGAATTCCAAGTGCATTTGATCGAATTAATGTAAGACGATTGTTTATTACTCTGAAGGAATTTATTGTTGCGCAAGCAAGAACAAGATTATTTGAATTTAATACACCAACTACTCGGACCGAATTTGCTAGAGTAGCTGAAAAATATCTTGAGACTGTTGTGGCACAACAAGGTATTTCTGATTTCCGTGTAATTTGTGATGAAACAAACAACACGAATGCACTTATTGAAGAAAATAAATTTGTAGCTGATATATATGTAAAACCGACATATGTAATCAACTTCATAAAATTAAACTTCACAGCAGTTGGTCAGTCTGTAGACTTTACCGACTTGGGTGTATAAGAAATAACGGGCGCAATGCGCCCACTTTTCAAAGGAGAATAAATGGGAATCAGTGTTACCGCATTAAGAAATAAATTAGCTGGTGGAGGAGCAAGACCATCACTATTTTATGCTAAAATAAAATTGCCGACAAATGGCGAGTTAACAGGTGTTAGAAATTCTTTAGGTATAAGTGATGATAACTATGCATCATTTTTTATTAAAACTGCACAAATACCAGAATCTACAATCGCTAGTGTTCCTATAAATTTTTTAGGTAGAGAATTTAAAATTCCTTCTATAGATAGAACATTTGCAGATTGGACAGTAACTGTTATTAATGATGAAAATTATAGAATACGACATTTATTTGAAGCTTGGATTGAATATATGGCACCAGGTAAAGCTATATTTGAATCGGCAACGGGATTTGGAAATAATCCTCAAATATTTGGTGATATGGAAGTTCATCAATTAGATAAAAAAGGAAATGTAATAGTAGATACTACTAAGTACTATGGTTCATATTTTTTCAAAGACGCATTTCCAATTAATGTCAGTGCTATTGATTTAAGTTGGGATACTAAAGATACTATTGAAGAATTTAGTGTAACTTTTGCTTATCAATATTGGGAGAAGGCTTCTGGATCAACAGTTCCAACAAGTGGAACTGGCAGTTCCACTGGTACAATTGGTGCAGATAATCCATTTGGTGGAAATCTGAAAGGATGGGCTCCTTCTGAAACAGGATCCTTTGAGGGCTTTGGAGGTTCTGTAGGATAATTTTCAAAATTATTACCATATAAC